TGATTGACTGCCTTAATTGCTTTATTGAGATGTGACAACACCATGTTTTTGTTTAGATCCATGATGCCTGAGTGACAGTAGCATATAGAATCTGGTGCAATCTTCAATCCCTGTGTGCTAGTACTCTTTAATCCCTTTGGATCATATAAGAAATACTGTGCAGATTTAGGAGATAACTGTTGATTTAGAGGAAGACCTCTTAATTGTTCTGGATTTCTATTCTCAATTTCATTGATCTTGCGAATCTTGCGAGGATCAATATAACGTAATTCTATTAGTCCTTTAGTAGGATTGTCTGGATCAATTACCTTATGATAAAACAATCTTCCATCGACATACCATCTACGGAAGATTTCATATGATCTATTGTCAAAATCTAAAAGACGGAGGATTTCATCAAACTCTTCACGAATTAACTTCTTAATCTTTTCAGATACTTTTAAATTTGATAACTCAACTTGTACTGGTACATCATCAAAGTTACCACATATAGTTTCGTTGACTATATCATCAACTGCACTATCACATTCTGGTTGTAATACCATCTCTCTATAACGAGAGATTAATTGAAATTCATTTCTAATTTGCCCATCAAAGTCTACAGTATAACCATAGTGACCACCACCTGATACAGGTTGTGATCCATCCAGATTATCCTTCTGCACAAAAGAAGGCCCCTTAGGTACCTTCTTAGCACGCTCTAATGAAAAACCAAATAACTGAGTTGCCATTATAATTTAAAAAATTTGATTATCCCTGATCTATTTATCAGGGATAGGATATGGTCTTTTTAAGTGTTATCGGTTGATGCTGTAGACTGAGGTGCCCAGTACTGAACCTGTAGCTCAACAGTGAATTCTTCAATCGCATCGTTGTTACCGAAGTCAAGATCGATAGCAGAGATATTACTTGGGAATACGTTGTAGAACTTATAAGACTTAGTAATCTTAGGTGACTCACTATCAGACTTAATATCTCTAGAGAGTTGATGGACAAGCATATCAGCAAAGTAACCAGTAGAATCGGTTGCGTCACCAAGAGTGCCAGCAGCAGTAAAGTTTTCGTTTGCTGCTTGAATGGAGTTTGCCCACATTTCAAATGCATTTCTCATGTTGAAACCACTGTCATTCATAACAGTAATTGTCCATGGCTCGAATGTACGATCTCCTGCAATTTTTAATACCCTACCTCTAAAAGGTACTTCAACAACTCCAATTTGAGATGCTGGTAGGTTTGCTGCTCTTACGGTAAAGTTACCGAAAGTTGATAAATCTGATGAAATTCCTAGTGTTGCTGGAAAGTTTAAGTCTACCTGAAATAGATTAGGTCTAGCAAAGTCATTAACTACACTAGCTTTAAAATCGTCAATGGTTCCTCTAAGTGCCATGATTGTAAAATATCTCCGTCTTTAATATTTAGAAGAACTAATAATTTCACGCATAAAAAAGACCCACCCGAAGGTGAGTCTTCCCAATATTCTGGCTCTCGTGGATCATCTTTGGGATCCCAGTAGAAGAATTTCATCTGGGATAACCGACAATGTTTAAGAGGTTTGATCTTCATTAACTTGCTACTTCTTCAAACGCAACACCAGTTCTGGTTGCAACGAATGTTAGAGTAATGTAGTTAATTGTGCGTGTTGGCTTCACGTAGATTTCTGCGTAAAACTCACCACGGTCAACTGCTTGTGGAGGGTTGTTCTCGGAGTCACACTTAACTAAGAAGTCAGTAACACCACGACGACCTTGGACATCACGGAGATATGGCTCAACAATGTTTAGGAATAGATTTCTCTGTGCCTCATCGTTTTGCTCAAAGAGTTGAGTCTTAGCAGCAGTACCAACTACTCTTTCGATAACTAGGAATAAACGACGGACGTTGATTCTATCGAATGCAGAAGCAAATGACTGTGCAGTCTTATCACCAAATAATACAATACCTTGACCAGGGAAGGAAACAATTGGGTTAACTCTATTTGCATAAAGTGTATCTCTCTGTATCTTGTTTGGAGTGTATGCTAGTTTGATAGCATTTCTCAAAACACCACGTGCAAAACCTGCAGGTGAATACCAAGGTTCTGAAACTTCTGTGGTTTGGACACATAGTCCAGCAGTGTCACCGTTAACTGGGACGTAACGATAAACATCATTATACTTATCGTAGATATACTTGTATCCAGAATCAAATACTGCGTAACTAGATGATGGTAGTAGATCAAAGTAGTTAACAATGTTATCTGTTATTGTAGCAGAACTGCTTATACCAATAACATCTCCTCTCTTAGGTGAGAAGAATGCCATGCAATCACGACGCTCTTCTACAAGATTCATTAGAGTAGATACTTTAGCAAGAGCAATTTCATTTGTAGATCCAGCTGGACCAGAAAGAATGAAATCAATTGTCTGTGACTCTGGGTCTGCAACTAAATCATATGCTGCAGCAATGTCAGTGTTTGATAATGTAATGATTCCACCAGCAACTGTGTAGTCTACACCACCACCAAGTCTATAGTAGAATGTTGCGTTTCCATCAGATCCAACAGTTGTATTACCTGCAGGATAATCTTGTGTACCTGCGGCATTGCGAAGACGGTTAAACCTTCTGTTTGCAGCTGTAAGACCCCAGTTACCAGCAGCAGAGTTACCATTTGTTCCTGGATGTGCAGCAACTTCGTGCTTACCCCAATAAACATAAGTAGATCTTTGCTTGATTACTTCTTTGTAGTAGTTAACTTCACCAACAGATGTCTTAGCATCTGCTGCTTTAGATACTGAGATGTATCTTTCTAATACAGCACCAGGTGTTCCTGTTATCTTTCCGTCAATATCAACAACTAAGATATGTAACTCATCATCACTTCCACCAATGCCATTAGCATATAAAGAAGTGCCTGGACGTGGAGCAACGTTGATCCATTTTACACCAGGAAGATACTCACGCTCTGAATACTCAGTTCTTACTGAAGTGATTGCAACAGCAGTTGAGTTAGTATCTGTTATAGAGTCTGCTGCTTTAAAAGCAATACTTGAAGCATCTAAACCGATATAAAGAAGACGCTCTGTCTTAGCAATAGTTGCACTAGCACCACTCTGAGCAATAGTGTCTGATGTATCAGCAACGATACCAGTAACACCACCAGCCTGTAATCCAATTTCTAATACTTTATTTCCAGCATCCCATGCTAGGACATCTACAGATTGAGCACTACCACCAATAGTAATTGTTGCAGTAGATCCAGCAGTAAAGTTGCTAACTATAGATGATAAGGTTAGTTTAAGAGCATACTTATAAACTCTAGCAGCAGCACCAGAAGATGCAGTTATTGCTTCATCAGCAACAAACTCATGCTCGTTACCAGTGCCAGGTGCAGGTAATACAGCAATTTGATCAGGTCCAGCATCAGTTACGAATATACCAACTGAATCACCTAGTGCTCCAGGAGTACGAGCAGCCCAATTCCAAGTAGTGCCACCTCTATCCTCAAAGGTAGTTTCATATTCTTGAAGATTCTTAATTAATTCTGCTGTTTGAGCATCGCTTACTGCGTTTCTAAGATTGCTACTTGCAATTCTAATGGTTTTTAAAGTACCACCATATGCTAGAAACTGCGAAGCAGTATACCAATACTCATAGTTTTGATCATCTGGCTCACCAAATACATCAACTAATTGTCTCTCAGAAGATATACTGGTTATTTCTTCAACAGGGCCTCTGTTGAATGGAGCTGCCATAACTCCTACATTAAACGCTGATGGGGTAGTTACTGTAGACAGGTCTCTCTCCTGTATAACTACACCTGGCGATAGTTGATTTGATGCACTCATCTTGATAATACCCCTAGTAAATGGTCAACTAAACCTGTGTCTAGGATTATTTATATTTTTGAAGTGCTCACCTGTACTCCCACATATATGATTTATCTCCATAGTCACCAGTTACATCCGCATTCTTCCACACATCTCCTTGTGCATCTGCGAAGTACTCATCTTCCAATCCATCATCTACGAATCCAAACGGTGCCATATCTTGCTCAATTGATTCTCGTTGATCCTTATATATCCTTGCTCTCACATCATTATCATTGAGTTCTTTAAAATACTCTTGCATAGACATCCAAGCAAATATAACCATACACATTGCCAGATCATCATTACAACCTTCCTCTGCTTGAAAACTATTTCCTTTTTGAATGAATGTTGTCAATTCCGCAATACAATCATAATCTGGTATTACTAACTTGTCATCTTCAATTAATACTTTGAGATTAGAACAACCAACTTGTTTAACGGCAGTGCTCATCTTTACACCCATTTGTGTTTTCTTACCAGAAAATCCCTGACCTAGTTGTTGCCCTGCTCTACCTCTCATGGCACACATTAAAAGGTTTTCATATTCCAAATCATACTGAATAATATCAGCAACTTGACCACCAATGTCATTTACTTCAACTAATACAAATGCTTGATTATAATTTTTAGCAACATCTACAATAATGTTTGGAAATAATATTGGTTTAATATCGTTATTCTTATATCTAGCAACTAGTCTGTATGGTATTGTAGTTGTATCAACCACCAAGAACGCACTATAGTCTCCAGATACACCTCTAGCAACATCTGCGGTGATAATGTATTGATGTCCTTCTTCAAATTTTTCATAAACTGCTAATCCTTTGTTTTGTGTAAGTGCATCTCCATACGCCATTGTCCTAAGTTTACTAGGACTAATAAGAGTATCTACAGATCCTAAGAATTCACATTCAAACTCAACTCTAAATTGAGCTTCGGATGTGTTTTTAATAGTCTCTTCTTTCCACTTGGCATCTCTGCCAGGTACTTGAGACCAATGTACTTCTGTAGGTATATAGTCGTTTGCTCCACGCTCTGCATCATGCCAGAGCTTGTAATACATATTCATCCCATGTGGGGTAGATATGATAATAACTTTTGTTGATTTACCAGAAGTAATAGTAGGGTAAACAGAACTAAAAAACTGTTCCGCAATATGATTCGGAACGAATGCGAATTCATCCAGAAATATAATATTAAAGGACATACCCCTAACAGCACTTGCACTAGTAGAAGCAGCCAAGATTTTACTTCCATTTTCCAACTCCAAGCTTCCCCTGTTCCACTGGAGAATACCTTGTTGAAGCCATTTAGGGAGATTCTCGTAAGAAAGTTGTAAGCGGCCCAGCATTTCTCTTGCGGTTGCTGCTTTGTTTGCGAGGATTGCGACATTTACATTATCTTTAAAAAGCACATACCACAATAGATATGCAGTAACAATAGTAGATTTACCAGACTGACGAGGTAACTTTGCTATGTTGAATCTATTGTCATGAAATTTCTCAACCATGTCTGCTTGGAAATCGTACATAGTAAAAGGTATGACACCTTCATCTAGAGAAACAATTTTAATATATTCTCTAATAAAATAAACAGGATTATCAGCACACTTTAAATACTCTTGTATTTCTTCTTTGCTGAAACTCTGAGCAATGTTTGCTTTTTTTAGGTTGGGATTACCTAAGTATACGTCAGTCTGAGTTGCCATTTAGATACCTTGATCTTTTGTCTCCGAAAAGAACTCTTTGAGAGATGATTGTAATTGACCTTCATTTTCATGTGGATCTAATTTATCATACCCTTTAATCTTTTTCCACTTTCCATACATTGCTTGCATCATCCATGATTGGGAAAGACTCTTAGGTCCGTTTTCAAGCAATTCAAGATGCCTTTGGTTACTAGTGTAACTTTTGTATTCTTGTCTCCAGTTGGAGTCATCATAAAGTTTGTTTGTCATTTTGAATAAGTAAAGGTCTTGTTTTTAATTTTAGTATCACCATCTGGTGATGATCTACCTGGTCTCATCTTCCCTACACTAGTAGTAGTTTTATTCTTTGGTCCCTTACCAAGTCCTCCTTTCCTCGTTGCTGATAGTGTACCAGTTTTTTTCGTTTGTGTCAACACAGCATCTTGACCATACTTCTTACCTAAAGATTTAATTGCTTTCTTAAATTTTCTTTTACCCTTTTTACCAGAGGAAACAATGTGACTACGTTCTTTAACCTTAGTTTCTTTACCAGTATCATCATCTTTCTCAGTCCATCTTCCAGTTGCTTTAGTTGCACCAGGAAGTCCCTTACCTTTTATATCTTTATCTAACTGCTTTGCTCTTGCCTTATTCTCTTTCTTTGATTTGTCACCTCTAGACCCAGACAGGATAGCAACTCCTCCCTTATCAGTTTTACTTTTGATTCTGCTTAGACTACTCTCCTCTATCTCAGAGCATTCTAACATGAAATCTTTATACGTCTTCATGGGGTGTGACAGTTCTTACATTGGTATTTATACTTGAAAAACCGCATTCAATAATATCCTTGTTTTGTTATTAGATGGTGAATGTCCTGTATGAATTATGTCACCATCAAATATAAG